TAAATCGGCATTTTCAATGCTCCCGACGGCTGCTGGCCAACTGACCGGGTACAACAATCCGCACGACGTTATGGGCATGCTCGCCCTTCAGGGTTGCCTGAATTTGCGCAGGATCCTCGATCATGGCCCCGATTTTATATTTACCAAAGGGCCGCACAACAACTAGAGCGCCGCTCATACCGCTATCTCCATCAAGCGAAAATTGTTATGCCATTCCAGTCAAGATCACCGAACAGCATCGTCGGGGCGTTGCTGGTGATCGTCGTACCGTACTCAACATCATAATTGAGATCGCGGCGGTATATCGAAGACGTTTGGTCGGTGTCATAATTGGCCGTAGAACGATACCGAATGCGACCGCCTGTTCCATCTGCCAACGACAGAAAGCTCGTTTGCGCCAGCGAGCCACCAACTACCTGTGCGACGCCGTCGCGCAGCGTTGGCGTCGGCGACCAAATGGAAACCTGGAAACCCTGCTCTTGCCGGCACCATTCCTGAATCGCTATGACCGTAGACGCCGTTCGTGCGACAAAACTGAACGCGCTAGGCGCTGTAAGCGTTGCTGCGCTTAGCCAGCAAATCATTTTAGTCCTGACAATGTCTGCAAGGGCTGCGGCGACCAGAGCAGCGCTGTCGCCGGCCTGCGCCTGGTAGACAAACGCCTGTTGATTAATTAAGAGGCCCGCCAGGTCGCCCGCCGCAGCAACACCAAAAAACGTGGCGGAGATGCCAGATACAGCGACAGTGAGGCTCGGCATCGTAGGAACGATTGCTACTTGAACACCCCATCGCGTCGTGTTCCTCGTTGTGTCCGCGATTGCGTAAACGCCCACATCGATCGTTCCGCTGGCGCGGTCAGCTATGAGCGCGGCGTTGGTCGGACGGCCACGATATATGCGCAGTGGCACGCCGAGCAAACTCACTGCATCGACACCATTTGGATACGCTGCAGAGGTGATTAAAGTAACTAGAGCTTGTTCCACGTCGGCAAGTTCAGCCACCGTGCCACCTCATAGACAATTATCGTCTTCTCGCCGCGACCTAAGATATTGATCCCATTCGCGTTCAAGCTCAGGTTTGTTGCCTGACCATTCTATTACGCCAAAGCTATTCCGCTTTAGGTCAACGTCAGGATCGAATCCGTGCCTCACAAATAGATCCCAACGATCCAAATACCCGCGACGCTCCTTTGAGCCGTGAAAGCGATGTTCGATGGTTCCGGGTAGCGCCGCAATCCGCCCATTCACGTAGGCCATTGCGCGGTGCTGCCAGCGCTCCAAATGGAGACGATAGGAACTGCTTGTGCCGGCAGGGTAACTGCGCTCGACAAGACCGACAAGCGCCAACGCCATATGATGGTCTGCACTTCCCATTCCAGCAAGTTCAAATAAACCACCAGTCCAATCAAGGAGCTCGCGACGGCAGGCCCAAAAATATCCGCTATGCGGGTAGATAGCGTAGCCACCGTTAAAATTCCAGAACCGCGCTTCTTTCGCAACGAGAGGAGCGCCAGCCTGAAATTGGCTACAGAACGAATGATGAACACTAATCAATTCATCGTTCGGCCCAAGATCGAGAGCCTTGCTCCAGGTCTGAATGATCCGGTAATGCTGTAAATATTCAACGACTTCTCGCGCCCAGTCCGTCTTTCGGTGCCATACGTCGGCATCGCCCCATGCGATATAATCAGCACTGGGTATTCGTTTTATGCCCTCATTTATTGCGCATTCTTTGCTCCAGGCCCAACTGTCAGCACGCAAGCCGACATGATTTACGCGAGCCAAATCGCATGTGAACGGTGTTTTGCCGTACTGAATTTCAACCACGGTCAAATGCGCGCCGCTGTCCAGAATGTGTTCAACCCACTCCTTATAAAGCTGATGCGGCGTCCGCCAGCGCAGCGGATTAAAGCGCACCGTAACGACGTGCAACTGACCTGATGACATTCGGCATTCCCGAAGTTTTGTGGATGAGAAGGTCTGCGGTAGAGACTGGATCGCCGAGTTTCATTCCGGACTAACGTCAGCCACTCAACCGTCAACCTGACGCATAGCAAGTCGCCAGCCAAAATCGCTTAGCTGGGATGCGCCAACAACGAAGCAACGTCCCAGATCGTCAGTCAAAACATCCGCGATCTGCGGCACATTCGGCAGCGCAGGCAGAAACGCCGTCCAATTGCCAAAATGCGATTCCGGCAGCGTACCTGGAATCCGACCGCCACTCGCAGTAAGAAGCGCGGGCCAGCTAGATATTAATTGTTTAGCTGTACTAACAACAAAGCCGCTGTAGGAGCCACTAGCATTTATTTGCGGGCGACTGATTGTTACTATATTGCTTGGCTTAACGCACAATACAGGCTGCGCCGGCCATTGTGAGGCAATGAAAAAGGTCGCATTAGGTCCCAGAAGATAGTCGCCAGGCGCGGTGTAGTGCGAGTCAAATACGCCTCGCCACAAAATAGCGGAATAGCCATTTGTTCCTGTTGCAGCTCGATCAATCGGGGCAAACGCAGCAAACAGTTTGATAATTCGATTACTCGAAATGATTGGATTCAAAGGCCCGTTCGAGCGGTAAACAATGTAGGGAACTCCAGTGCGCCGCGCCGCGATGCCATCCCCCTTGCTAACGAGATCCTGTAACGCTGCTCCGTCCATCACACCACCCAAGTCACGCCGGCAGTACCCAGGCCCTCGCCCGGCGGAATGCCAAGAAAGGCGCACAGACGGCGGCGCCAACTATCCAGCAGCCGAAGTCGGTCTGCAACCTCAAATCGATTATGTTGCCAGCCCGCGGCGCCATCGCTATCCAGGTTTTCCGTTGCCATGGGAACCGCTGACTCAAGTTGGTTTATGATGGTTACATAACTCAAAGCGACGCTTGTCTCCGCTGCGCTTAAATTGTTCATTCTGTACTCGAGCGCACCATAAGCTGTGAAGAAGCGCCAGCCCATATTTCCGTCAGGCGCTGAGCCGTAGGCAGGATATCCGCAATGTCGTCGTATGTCGGTTTTTTGCTGGTCGGTAAACATGATGGCTCCAGCAATGTTATTAGTAGTTAATAATTAGAGTATGATATTAATTAGTAAGAACGCCAAGCCGAAATCAGTAATATGCCAATCGCTGATGTTCTGCCAATACGAATTCAGCCAATATGTTCAATCATCACGGCACGCTTGAAATTGGCATTTGTGGCAGTCGCTACTGTGGTACTATTCGTCGTGGTATCAGAAGGCGCGCAGAACCCACCTATCCAATACCATGATTGCGCAATAATCTGCTGCAGGCGATCGATCGGTTCTCGTGTTACCATGCATACTCCGTCGACCATAGAGACAATCGAGTTGTCTGGCGCGACATCCTCTGACGCCATCCCTGCAAAATCCCCCTCAATAAGCGCACCCTGGCCGACAATAATGGGACGACGAATCATCGCGCCCGGCAATATAAGGGAGGGTTGCACATAGGACTCGTTTGTTAGAACAAAACGCAATCCCAGGAATTCATTCACCACTCCCTGGCCCGGGCGGAAGACCTCGACCGCCGAAGTGGTGCCAATAAACAGCCTCTGGAAGTCTTGATCAGCAAAAAGCTGTCTCGCGCTAATTGGGTCTAGATAGCAGTTGTAGGCACCGTCAATATCAGGAACGGCATTGACGCGCAGATTGGCCACCGCATCCAAGACATTCGACATAGCGAGCGTGTCGCCAGCCTGCAGCAATGTCGTGTTGCTTCTCGCGTTAGGTCTCAGGATCAGCGAGCCTGTTGCAGACAGAACCGTATTGCCCACGGCTCCATCCGCAACAGTGACATTGGAAGCAAAGGTCAGAACGCCGGAAATCCCCCCCGGCGTGGTAGAAACGTTCGTTCCGTCTGGTGCGGCACCAATGACATTGTAGGCATCTGATCCAACAGTAACTGCAAGCGGATTGCTGACGGATACCGCCTGCTGGACGCCGTTGACAAAAGCTGTTTGAAATCCTCGAAGATCATCGACACTTACACTTGGTCCTGGGGTTGAAATCGTGATCCGCACCCAACTATTCCCGCCGAAATACGCATTGAACAGTGCGTTGCGGGCAAGATCGTCCAGGCTCCGGGCGGCCTGCTGCCCATTCACATAGGCGTTCTGTAAGAATTGGCTTGCAATCCCGACGCGGCTCGTAACAACGTTGAGATCCATCGTGGATGCGTAATTGTATAGCGTAAGCGTATATTGTTCAACGCCCCATGTTCCTGGTGTCAGGCCATTATCGAGGTTGGTGTTCGTCGACGGAGCTAATGGCGTTGTGACAGACGGGCGCAAACCGGCGCGCGTCTTTGTCAATGTTTCACCTATTCCGACAGCAAAATCTTCGCGGTCGGCAACCGCCCGATATCCCAGGCGGGACGTCAAGGCCTGCTGGAATTCCCTTTCAAGAAAGCCCTGCTGAATGATTGGCTGTAACGATACAGGAAAATTCTGAATACCCATTTAAGTCCCCAGTTGGAGGGGCAAAAGCCCCCCAAGAACGAGAAAAACATGCGCCGTTTGTTAGTAAAGGCGCACTAGCGGCGGCGAAGCAGTTCGCTCCGCGCCATGCGCCACTCGTCCAAGGTCATCTCGGTTGCCAGCTTGCTTCGCGATGGTGCGCTTATGGGCGCGCTTGCCAAGCTGCTTGAGTTGGTGGCCAAAAACAGCCAAGGTTTCTCCTGTCGCAGGCGTGACATCAAAGCGGCTGCGCCCTTGACTTCACCCGATTCGTCGACCGTAATTTCGACTGGATCAATCAACTTCAGTCCATCGAGGTCAATCATACCGCTTTTCGATGCTTGGCTCTTGAGTTCAGCATGGATTAGACGGCGATCAGCAGCCTCCCGCATTTCCCGCAACGCCGCTTCCAACTGTATATTGCGTTCTTTTAGCAAACAGATTTCACGATCGGTCTCAGGTAGTGCGCCATCGTCGTTCATTCGTTCTTTTCACCCTTTATTCGAACCAACTCAGCGCTTATGTCCTCAAGATCATAAGTGGGAGCAAGGATTCGGAGGCCAGTTTCACGAGAGAGTAGGGCGCCCTGAACCATCGCTTCAATGGTTTGCGCATCCCGCTGCCGGTCAAGAGGATCCGGGGGATACCAGTCAGGCCACCTGAGTGAAAGCGGTGTATCCGGATTCATCCCGGGCAACGATTGTCCGTCGACACGGATTTCATATAACCGCGCAGCGCGAAGCATCATTTGGGAGAGTGGCAATATCCCGAAATCCCCGTAGCTGACACGAAGATTGTCCGCCAACCACAAAAGTCCCTGATTCATCAGTTCAAGCGCTCGGCCGC